GATGAGGTGTTCCCATTGGAACAGCAGCCATCTGAGGTGTTCCCATTGGAACAGCAGCCATCTGAGGTGTTCCCATTGGAACAGCAGCCATCGGAGCCATCTGAGGTGTTCCCATTGGAACAGCAGCCATCGGAGGTGTTCCCATTGGAACAGCAGCCATCTGAGGTGTTCCCATTGGAACAGCAGCCATCGGAGCCATCTGGGGAGTCGTCGGGGTTGTTCCAGTGGGAACAGCTTGCCACTGTCCGCTGGTGGTGGTTGTGTTAGACTGTGGGTTCACCGTCGTGGGACCGTAGCTCGACGACCGCTGGTACCAGATCATAACGATCAAAAGTACAAGTGCAACCAGAACTGCAATCATTTACTAGAGGCTCAGAAAGTTCCCACCGCGGCACTCTAGGGCTTCCAGAACACAAGGTCCACGATGGGCTTCTGAGCGTTCACCTCCAGGTTAAACTGTGTGTCCTTATCTAGGCCGGCAAAGCTTTGCGCTGCGTCTAGGGAATCCATTTTTATTAGTCCCGAAAATTATGGAGCTTGCGATCGGTGCGGTGGACTATGCTCTGAACGAAACATTCAGACTGCCTCCATCGGATCAAAGGGATGATGCACTGTATCATCTTCGTCAGGCTCTAAAGATGCTCCAAGCCGAGAAAGAGACCCAGGACACAATGGCAGTGTTACCGTTTTTGATTCTAATGTTGAGCCAAAGTTCAGCAGTAAAGCGCGCGGTTTCCCGGAAAATTTCAGGTAGTTCACAGCCTGAAGCTCCTCGCGAGGTCCGAGACGAGACACAGCCTTGAGCTCCACCACGAGATCCTCGAGCACAATGTCGCATCGAAAGTTGCCGACGACGTGACCACGGAAGACAATCGGAAGGACCCGTTCAGTTTCGTACTGGATGCCAGCTAGACGAAGTGCCACCTCCATCGCACGATGGTACACCGCCTCGCTGTGACCGGGTCCGATCGTTTCAAATACGGACGTCGCACAATCGACCACCATCGTCTCGGTCTCGAGACCCTTCATTCACATTGGTGACCCGCTAGGTTTTAAGGGTCTGTAGGGGGTTTTTCTAGCATACCGACCAGATCGCCAAACCGCATTGATTTTCCTAGCCAGCTCATTGTTGTTGGGCAGTGGAAGACGCTCGCCAGTCTCCCGGAAGTGCTGGAGTCGCAGTTGGTGCGGAGCAACGACTGGACTGGTACCGAGACGCTGATAGGTCGTGCGAGATCCACTCGGCGCAACTACTCTTCTGACATTTCGCTTGTGCTGTTGATGAGTTTTCGGAAGAGCCTTGAAGTTTCGAAACGCGTTTTGAATCGTGTAGGCTGCTCTCTGTTCAGCAAACTTTGAGTACAGCTTTGGAATAGGTACGCGCTGACCCGTCTCGTCAAAGAAGTATTCTTTGTAACTCGGAGCTCTGTTACGAGAAATCCCACGAGGGATGAAATCGATCATTTTCGGATCGACGTAAGTCATCCACCATATCAGGTCCCTGTATAGACCGTGGCGACCCTTGATTATCTGAAAGTGTTGCTGATTGAAGTAATCGTGGCCGCGCTTAACGAGTCCGCCACTGCCAGTCGCACTACGTATACCCTCGGCGTACCGTTCAAGTTTACTATTGGAAAGGTTACCGAAATGTCTGTGCACGAGTCTTTCAAGATTTATCGGGTGAGTTACGAAGGGACGATTCCGTTGGAAAGCCTCGACGCGCTGTCTCAGGTTCTCCACTGGATTATCGAAGAGCCGACGAACATTTTCGAGGCCCTTCATATGATACGTGCTCTGATTATTTTTGTGGCACTACTAATTGTCATCTTTACCAAAAGAGGATTTGAGATCCAGTCGATCGAAGATGTCTTGACGCAGGAAGAGTGTCAGCAGGTCATCTCGGACGCACAATTCAGTCCTAGCACAACCATTGGTGGCACTTCGGATCTTCGGACGTCTGAGACGGCGTGGCTACCCAAGGATCATCCAGTGGCTCGAAAGGTACTCCTTAGGGCATGTGAGCTGTCTGGACGCTCTCTTGAAAATTGCGAGGACCTCCAGGTTGTTCGGTACAAGCCTGGGACCTTTTACAAAGAGCACCAGGACTCGTGCTGCGACGGGTCCCAGGAGTGTTCGGAGTTTCTAAAGACTCGCGGAGAACGCGTCGGAACTTTGTTGGTTTACCTAAACTCAGATTTCACCGAGGGCGAGACCAATTTTTCGGTACTGAAAAAAAGATTTAGGCCTGATCCGGGCTCGGGAATCTTCTGGAACCCCAAGGGTTGTCCACCCGAGGCGCTGCACGCGGGTATGCCTGTTTCCACTGGGGTCAAGTACGTTTGTAACGCGTGGGTGCGCCAACATTGAAAGATCCACTTACTAGAGGTGTGTTCCATATTATTTTCTTTCCCGATTTGACAAGTTTAAACCAGGGTGGCATAAAGCTAGGCGTCTTGTTGTATTCTGCGATGTGAACCATTCCTGGCTTCATAATACTGCGTGCATGACTTGCATTTCTTACGCGAATCAAGTTTTTACTGGACGGATCGGCTACGTAATGCTTGGCTGTGTAAATTGAGACTTGTACTGGTTCTTGGGCAAGACCTTTCCAAATTTGAGCAATTATTTTGTCACTTAGAGAGTCGTCTGGCTGAAAGCTATGAATCTCGTGTACCTGGTCGTCGGTGGCCATCCGGGGTACTACAAGCTCTTGGATTACTGCGTAAACACCATTCGGAACATGAACAAGGTTGATATCCTGGTCATGTGCGAGGACCCGAGCCTCGTGGACCAGCCAGTGACCAAGTATGAGACCGGTCCGAACGAAGGCCCGATGCAGGTGTCCATTCGCAAGACTCAGATTTTCGATGTTCCTGGCCTAGAAAAGTACGAAAAGATCTTGTACCTGGACGCGGACATTGTGGTTCATGGATCGCTCGATCCTCTGTTCGAGGCTATCGAGGACCCGGACACGCTTTACGTAATGTATGAGTCCGGTAACGAGCACATTTTCCGGACCGACAAACCGGTTCCCAAGGGTGTCAAGGGGTTCAACTGTGGTCAATTCGGGTTTATGAATTCGCCACAGATGCGTGCTCATTTTCAGACGGTTGCACAGACGATCCGGGACGAGTTTGATCCCAAGGTTCACTTTTACGAACAGGTGTTTATGAACGACTACTTTTGGAACAAAAAGACTTCATTGCTACCGGGCATCGCGTTCAACAACGACCCGCCAAAGATTGTGCAGCACTTTATGAATGCCGCATGGCCTTGGCAGTTGAAACTAAGAATGATGCAGGCGTTCCACGCCAAGGTTGAAAAGTACGTTCAAATGATCGAGACTCGCAACGACCTTTACAAGGTTCTGAAGCTCGAGAGTCCAGTGATTGCGGAGATTGGGGTATTCAGGGGTGAGTTTGCCAAGGTGCTCATGGATACATTCAAATCTTCGAGGCTCATTCTGATCGATCCATGGGTACCTGGAAAGGTGTGCTCCGGAGACCAGGACGGAAACAACTTGATCTACATAGATGCCGAAGAGGCTTACAAGGAGGTCCTGGCGATCCAAGGCCCGGAGATTCAGAGGGTGTTTTCTAAGGATGCCCAGATTGAACCGAAGTCACTAGACATGCTTTATATCGACGGCGATCACAGTTACGAGGGGTGCAAGACGGACCTGGAGCTCGGTCTGAAATGGGTGAAGCACGGCGGTTGGATCTGCGGACACGACTTTTGTATGAACCCGGCCAAGACGTCTCAGAGGTACGATTTCGGGGTTGAGCGCGCGGTCGGTGAGTTTTGCGTCAAGTACGGTCTGAATATACACTGGTTGGCTATGGACGGTTGCGTGTCCTACGCGATCCAGCGCTGATTTGACCGGTACCGCTTGGAAAACTCGGGGTTCGTGCGCTTGGTCAGTGTCGCGAGGGCACCGACGCGACGGGACACGGCAACTGCTGTGCGTCTGCGAAGTGTGTTCTTGTCGAAAATCGGAGCGATCGAGTGCTCGAAACTAACCATGCGATTCACTAGTTTCGTGAGTGCTGCATGTCTCTTCGCTTGAGGATCACGTACCGAGTAGCCGTACTGGGACAGGCCGCCGTGGCGAAGCGTGAACAGCTTCTTGCCGCGGCCTGGAGCACCGCGGTTTTTTATGGAAAACATCGAACCGCGTACGCGCGTGCCATCTGAACGCACATAGGCTCTGCGACGGATCATCATTTGATAGATGCGCATAAAAATTATCTGTTGACGAACGTCCTCCATATTTCTTGTTGATTTCTGTAAAGCGTGCGACGAACATCCCAGAACGCTGCATCGAACAGTTCCTTGATCTCACCTAGTGATAGACCATTAAGAGCATCATAAACTTCTTTCGGACCGAGACCATTGCGATTTAGACCCCCCGCATTTGCATATATTTCTAGCCAAGCAGGTATATTACCATTGTTCCGCTTCGCTCTGGCTAAAGTTTTGAAGTAATGCACCATGAGATACTTTATCATCTCGCGTTTCGTAAAAACTTGACTTTCCTTTTTTATGTTGTATCTTTTTGTGGCAAAGTTTCCTCTCATCAAATTAGTGTGCAAATTCGCATTCTTGTTTGACGAGATCCGATGGACCGGAACCTTTTTGATAACCTTCAAGTTCCGTCTATAGACCGGAGCACGAGTCAGTGGGTGTCGAAAAAGAATGGTATTCATAGGCAGTCGCAGAGCATCCTTGCGCAACTTGTTGAGGGTCTCGAGCGACACGTGTTCGCTGTGTCCTCCTGGTCTGCGTATGACTACACCAGGCCCCTTGATCGGTTCCCAAACGAGTAGGTTTTCACGCATTATTCTTTGCCAAGATTAAATTAACTGGGCTGAGAGGGAAGCTACCGCCGCCGTCCGGGCTTATCAACAGGCTGTTCGTAACCAAAACAGGGAGCCATGTCTACAGTGGAACACCATAGGATACGAACCGCGTTCAAAACTGCCCAGTTACTGAAAAGGTACCAGAAGATGATGAATGCGGTTTCAAACTATGAGGCTAGACGCCTCTTGCTCGTTTGTCTTGCTAAAAATGACCGGTAATAATAAATGAACAGCATCGCTGATCCCCTGTTGCCTCGTATGACTGGTCGCGAGCTCGCCATGATGATGACCGCGTCAAAGAGCCTCAGGAACCGGATCAAGGGGAGCAAGCTCTATGAAAAGGTCATGGGGGCCAAAAAATCACACGAGGCTGCCCGGAACCGCGCTCAGAGGGCAGAGTCTAGACGATTCTTTGATTCGCAGGTATTGACCGCGCTACTGACAAACTCGGAAGCCGCAAAGCGCAGAATGGTCAACTATCTCAAAGGCCACAACAAACATTCGGTAACCATAGGTCCAAACAGGTGGAACAGGTTTACAATTCACGGTAAAACATTCAATGTGACTCCTACCGGTGAGGTGTATCACCAGGTTCCAGAAGGCTACTGGGTATTGGCCAAAACAAAAGGAAGTGTGTTCACCAAGCGGAACCTTAGAAATTCAAATTGATTCCGTTTGAGCTACCGCGGTATGCCGGCACCTGGTACGAGGCAGGGCTTTTACGGCCTCGGCCAGAATGACTGCATGAACACAAAGGGAACCGACGATCAGTTTCTCGTGACTACGCAGTGTCGCCACGTGGACGGGCGGGTCACAGGAATCCGCGGCATCGTCAAGTGTCCCAAAAAGGGGAGCAAGTGCTCACTGCGATTTCCGAGCGTTCCGTTTGTACCGCCGGCGACTTACCGAGTTCTGGAGACGTATTCATTGGTCGAAGCTGACAAGTCGTTTGTGCAGGTCTACTCGAGGACCCCAAGGCCGGGAAACACGTTCATCGACGCCATGCGGTCAAAGCTGCGCCAGTGGGGCTACGACCCGAGTGACATACACGTGACCCCGGTTACAGTTGACTAGCGTACCACTGACCAAGAGGCGTCAGACTCATGTCATCGTTGAAAACACTAGAGAACCACATGCACGGGTCTTCCAGGGTGCGTGTCTTCCATGCGTAGCGTTGGACGTAGTCCCGGTACTCGAGGACTGGCACAACCGCCTTGAGGAAAGCCAGAACATCGTCCGGCGTGTACTTTGTGGATTTGGGTCCCCCTTTGGCGGTCCAGTCCGCGACGGCAAACTCGGTGATCCAAATTGGCTTTTTGTAAGCCTCATGAACCGCATCGAGCCAGTCTAGGAAACTTTGGGGACGTGCAGGTCCGTACCAGTGCAGGCACACGAAATCGTACTCGCCCTGGAACTGCGACAGCCATGACCCGCTAGATACGGGACTTCCAGCCGTCGCAGGGCTACCGACGAGCCCGCCAGCAGCCTGCACACTCGGCCACATGTCGAGAGCGCGTTGAGGAGTAAGGTTGGACTGGGCTGCTCCGTCCGGCTCGTTGAATCCAAGGACAAAGTTCGAACGGGAGGGCACCGGTGTCTTTGCACCCCAGACCATGGGAACGAAGGGAGCGGTCCCGGGACCACCGACCCCGGTCTCGGTCCCTGGACCAAAGGTCGGCTGAGGGCCCCAGTTGTAGTACCAGTTTGGGTTCAGCTTGAGTACGTTGGCGTCCGGAAACACAAACCCACGCTTCATTTCTTTTTTATGAGCAAATATTAATGTACCAGAGGGCGCGGAACTATGGCATGAGGGTCGCCGGTCCTGAACTCTTGAGTAGGTCTCTCAGAACACTAGGCCGTTCATCAATTCATACCATGCTTATGTGAACGCCGTGCGCAACACAAACAACAATTCAAAGCGCCGGAATGCAAAGCGTGCAGCTCTGCGTCTAGGTAACGGCATATTCGAAACCTACGAAAGATCTGTGGCAAAAAGCGGTCCGATTGCACAGGGTTTCAGGAATGGTGCAATCCAGAGTCTGCTCTGGTGGACCCCCGGTGTCATGGCAAGAAGGGTACTACCAAGGATCCAGACAAACTTGAACTAAAGGATAGGCGCGACAGTAAACTAAATGGCGATTGGGACGGAAAGTACCGCAGGTACTTTCCTGGTCCGTGACTCGGAGCAGGACATGCAGGGTCGGATTTCGCACATCGCAACGGCAAAGGTCACTGACGGTCAGATTCAGTGGCTGTTCCTCGACATTGTTCGCGAGGCGGACATTACCAAGATTGGCCAGGCGGTCATCGATGCTCTTGATCTTCCAAACGTGACGATTCGCAAGCTCACTATGGATGAGCACCTCAAGTGGCTGTGCGAGACGGTGTCCAAGTCGAGCTACAAGTGGCCTCTGCTGGGTCACGCACTCGACAGGGACATTGAGTTTATGTTCAAGAGTGCGTCAGATTTCTTCAACGGTGACCCCTTGAAGTTTCCAGGGTGCCAGCGTACCAGTTGGCAGCGCATTGTGAAAGTATGTACCCAGAGGCTGCTCACGAATTGCCCGGTGACCTTTCGCATGGCGAATCCGACAGGTAACTGGGGCTCGGCGACACTCGAGACTTTTGTTGACAAACTTCTCGGGAGGGCCCAAAAGCACAACGCCGTGGCTGACGTCGTGGACCTGGTGGAAGTTCTCAAGATTGCACAGTCGCTAGATCATTTCAGGCTTCCCAAGGAGAATTTTCTCATTGTAAAGCCTTGCAACACCCTGAAAGCATCAAACGAATCTTGTCGTCCTGTGTCAAACGAAAATTGAGAACATTTATGGGCGAAGCGAGGTCCACGGTAGGACCTTCGTGACGTGCCCTTAGCCGATACACCATATTAACAATCGAATGTACGACTCCCATTGGACCTTCTACAGTCTTAGGAATGTCCACTGGTACTCTTACAGCGACGTAGTCTCGACCAACGAACGGACCTATGGGGAGCTCTTCGGTCAGAGACCCGTCGAGGAATCCGAGGTGTGGCTCGAAAAGAAACGGAATTGCGATGCTTGCGGCGACTGCATCAGCCACTCGCATCTCTGGTGCAGTGTCCTTGGAAAGATATACGACAGTTCCTTTTGCCACTGAAGTTACTGCGACGTGCAGAGTCACTTTCGTTCGTTGGAATAGTTCTTCGAATGTTTCCGTAGAGTGTTCCAGCAGATGGTCACGGATTTTTTGGGTACTCACAAGCCCACCGGTCTTTAACAGGTTGCGGATACTCGGCTTGGTTAGACCAGCAATGTCGATCCGCAGAATCGTGTCAGTGTCGAGTCCGATAAGATACGCGGCAGCTGCTAGGGCACCTGCACTCGAGGCTGAAATCTCCTCGAGATCCGAGAGATTCGAACTCATGAGAAATCCGGACAATGCGTAGACCATTGACCCACCAGGGCCAAGCACGAGCCTTTTCATGTTTTTTTGAAATTTAAAGATTCAGTGAAGAATCCGCGGCTGGTCCCTCTAGTCCCTTCCATCAACTGGTCCTTTGGACCAGGCACTCTAGTCCCTTCCATCAACTGGTCCTTTGGACCAGGCACTCTAGTAATACCCCGGGAACGCCTTGCGCAGCACTGAATAAAGAACGATGAAAACCACGGTGTGCACGCCGATGGCGGCGCCTGAGGTTGATGCCGCACCACCGGTGAGTGCGCCACCAAAGGTGCCCGGGGGAATCTTCACGAGCATACCCGGGCTGAGCAGCACAAACAGAACAGCGGGCACGAGCAGGTCAGCCTTGGTCAGAGCAGCCTTGATGAGGCCAATCTTCACCAGGGCCCAGTACACGATTATAAGCAGGGCAGCGCGTGTTGCAACCATCATAAAGCTGGTCTGTGTCGATGCTGGAAACAGACCAGGGCTGAGCAGGGCAAACAGCGCTGCAGGCACGAGAACCTTTGGAGACAGTAGATCCATTGTTAGATGCCCTGAAAATTTTCACGACGCCACGACTGATCACGACGTGGGCCACCAGAGGTGTACAAAAATTCACAGAGCTGTGCAAAGGACACGTAGCGCATAAAGTCTAGACCGTTGTCCTGGCAGTACTCTTTGAGCGAAAAATACATGTTCAACAGGTGGTCCTGATGCCAAGACTGCCAATTCTCGTTGGGCGTAAACAGGTCGTCCTCTGGCTCGGTCTCTTCTTCAGTCTCAAAGTCATCCAAAGGAGCCTCGGCCTGATTGGTGATCACGTCCTCGATGTGCTCGGTACGGCGGCTCATTTCTTCTTTCTTGTAACAGTGAGCCTAGTTTCTAACTGGAGGTCTTCAGAGTCACAGAAGAAACCTCGGTTGGCTCGGCACACTCGTCGATAATTCTCAGTATGTAGTCGACCCGATCCTCGTTATTCTCAAAGTATTTCATGAGGCCTGCGCGTACGAGGGCCCGGGTAAAGCTCGGCTTTTTGGTGCGAGTGTTCAGAGTCACCCTGGCCTTGAGGTCGGGTACGGTACAACCGTCGAGCTTCTGATCCTTCATGTGCTCGGTAATCTGGGTACGAAGCTCCTTCTCGTGCTGATTCAGCGTCTTTACATCGACGCGAATAGCCTGAATCTGCTTCTTGACTGCGACCCACTCAGCGATCGTCTCTTTGAAATTCATTACTTTTGGTGGTAGTCACGCCTTTAACAAGCCTTCTTGACCTGATTCCACTGCCACGCAGACCATGCGGTGAGCGTCGAAATCACGAAGAGGAAAAAACCAGCAAGTGGGTTCATTCCATTGCCGTACACGTACCACATTATACCTAGCATACATGAGGTGTTAAAAGCTATAAAAGCCTGGTCCATGGCAATTGTCCATGTTTGCTGGTAAGTGCAAGTCATTAATATTGATCAGTATTTTAAAGACTGGGGGAACTGAATCCGGGGACCTATGTTGGGAACCTTGTGGGAACTGAATCCGGGTCTGGCGTCCCGAAGTCATCTGGTCTGTGGACCTCTAGCGCCCAATTTCGAACTGGGGGCGCATTAGGTCCGGAACGATCGTGCTGTTCTGCCAGATGGACACCGGCGTGCGAGGGTTCACCGGCTCGGAGCGAACGTCCCAGTTGGCGTTACGGAGCACGCCGCCTGTTGTCTCAGGGAACCCGATCTGGGCACGCGGGTCCAGGTAGCTCTGGCCGCTCAGGATCGCGTCGGCTGAAAAGTCGCCAAAGTCCTCCTGAGACGGAATCTCCTTGGGGAGCAGGGAGCTGCTCACACCCATGCTGGACGGCACCCAACCCATTGAGCCCTGGTTGTTCGTGCTCGACTGGAACAGGCCCGTCTGAGCAGAGTTGCCACCCGCGCTGGAGCTCATCGGGTCGGAAAATACGTTATAGCTGGAGCGGAACTTGGGCTTGAAGATGATCCAGAAGAGTACAAGTGCCACGACAGCAATCACGATACCATTACCCTTCGCCATTTACTGAAGGGCGAGTAAAAAAACCTGGCCATGGTCCTAAAGGACCCCTAACGGCTGGTCCTTAGGCGTCCTCATCCGAGTCAATCAGACACTTGACCGGCTCAACCTTCTTGCGCTCGCGAACCTGAACGAGCTTCCACACTGGACCGAACGACCGCTTGAGGAACCAGATGCCGTCGAGCTGAAGCAGGACGGAGCAGATGGATCCGCTGGCCGGGGGCTCCTTGGTAATCTCCTTGTTCGGTGCAAAGAAGACTGGCTTCTCCGACACCACCTGAAGAGACGAGTCCTCGATGGACGACTGGTAGTAGTTCTGGAGAGTCTCGCGGGGGAACTGGCGGGAGAACCAGGCCGTGGAGTTCTCGACCGCGGCGTCCACGATCTTTGAGTCCTCCTCGGCGATCTTTGACAGGTTGCCGTGCAGGAGCACCTCTGATGCTGACAGCTCGCCGACGGTCACGGACTGGAGCTGAACATAGTAGGCAGGGTCGACACGGACGTAGAAGCGACCGTCCTGAAGCTTCTCCGGTGCAGAATACATTACGAATAAAATGTCTGTAACCTTTAATGAACCTGGTGCCGAGCGACTGTATGTTGTGCACCTGGGACTCTAACGGTACGTGTTCGAGGATGGACCTGACGAGCGACCAGCCGAAGCTTGTGGGTTGTCCGTCGGAGTGCTGTATCCAGCGCGAGGACCGGTCGTCGACCAAAGTCCCATTTTGGCTATTCTCGATTTACATAATGATGTTCGCCCTGGTCGTGCTCAGTACCATGAGTCTTTTCGTACGTTAGAGACGAGGGGCGTGTGAACAGCAGAAAATGGCTGCCACCATCGAGACCCTCGCTGCCAGCATCAAGTCCCTGCACCGCGATGTCCGCAAGATTCGTCAGATGCTAGAGGACCCGACCGGCGAGAAGGCGGACAAGCGTGCCCAGAACAGCGGATTCAAGAAGCCTATTCCGGTGTCAGACGCCCTGGCCAAGTTTGTGGGCCAGGCACCAGGTACTCTCATGTCCCGTTCGGACGTGACGCACGCAGTGAACGAGTACGCGACCGCCAAGAACCTCAAGCAGGGCCAGAAGATTCTGGTGGATGACACTCTAAAGGCCCTTCTGCAGCCTCCGGAGGGCTTCGACCTGACGTTCATGAACCTACAGCGCTTCCTCAAGCCGCACTATCTGGGGTCCAAGGACCAGGAGGGGTCCGGGGACCAGGTGCCCGCGGCCCAGAAGGAGGCTCCGAAGAAGCCGCGGGTCGCCAAGCCGAAGGCGTAGAAAATAGTTGCTGTACGTAGTTTTCTATACAGGGGTCGGTGCATGTAGAAATCACTGAACAGTTCATTCGCGTCGCTCGAAGTCTAGGTCTGCGCAGACGGGTGCCTCGCTGTTCTACGTCAGCCACATGGTTAGAAAATAGAAGCATCTAGTAACCAAGAAATGATTGCTCCAGAGTTGGACCGGGGACGCATCGAGGCCCTGGTCGGTACACGGGTCGGTGACCTGACACTGTACAGAACCGCATTCACACACAAGAGCGCTCTCAAGCAGTATTCTTTGAAGAATTCATACGAGACGCTCGAGTTTCTTGGGGATGCAGTTCTGGGTTTCGTTGTTACAAAGTACCTCTTTGATAACTTTTCAGGTGACGAGGGGTTCCTGACAAAGGCGCGTACCAAGATTGTACGTGGCAAGACGCTAGCGGACGTTTCGCGCAGGCTTGATCTCGGGTCGATGCTACTCATGGACGACAAGGGTATGCGTCACGAATGGTTCCGCAACGAGAAGATCCTCGAGGACGTTTTCGAGGCTCTGGTCGGTGCGATCTACCTGGACCTCGGGGTTCTTTGGGCCAGGGAGTTTGTGACGCGACACCTGATCCAGGGGCCGGTGAGTCTCGAGGATGACAACTACAAGGACATTGTGATGCGTTGGTGTCAGGCCCAGCACATCACCTTGCCAGTGTATGATGTTCTCTGCGCGAAGAATGGCTTCGAGGTTTCTGTTACAGTGCTTTCCCACAAAACCTTTGGCGCAGGCAGGACGAAAAAAGAGGCTGAACAGGCAGCTGCGAAAAATATGCTCGCCATTATAAATGCCAGTCCGGTCAGCCAGCCCGTCTAACTTCAAGTTCCCGACAAAGAACCACCCGATCTTCAGAGAAATCGAAAAGGCGCGCCGTAACATCCCGTCTATGGAGTCGCGTCTGTTCAACCCGGCAGGTATAGCCGCCTACAAAAAGGCGAGTGCGTTCATTCGCAAGGCGCGCAAGGCGATCCGCAAGGGTAACCTTTCGGTGCACGTGATGAAGTACCGCGCGAGCCCTTCGCCGTCGCGCAAAATGTCTCCGCGGACCTACTGGAAAAAGGTTCGCGCGCACCGCTCAGCGGCACGGTGGACTGGGCCAACTGTTGTACCCATGCGTCGGTTCCGCACCAAGGGCACTGTCGCTTTAAAAACAACCTGGCCATTCCAAGTATGAGCCACTGGCGTACATGGACCGGCCCGGACCAAAGGAGTCCGGAATGGCTCGCACAGCGTGCAGGAATGCTGACCGCGAGCGACATTGCAACCGCACTCGGAATCAATCCGTACGAGAGCCCTGACGACCTGATGTACAAAAAGTGCGGCTTTCGGCGCAAGCAAACGACCGAGTGCACTGACTACGGCACCCGGCTCGAGCCCGAAGCACGCGACAAGTACTGTGAGCTCACAGGCGAGTCCGTGTTCGAGATTGGGCTCGTGCCTCACCCCAAATTTCCTTGGCTCGGTGGAAGTCCGGACGGAATCACCGATTCAGGGAAACTCATAGAGATCAAGTGTCCGCCGAAGCGCGAAATCACTCCGACGGTTCCAAAGTACTACATTCCCCAGGTTCAGCTGCTCATGGAGATTCTGGACCTAGAGGAGTGTGATTTTGTGCAGTACCGGCCCGCCTCAGAGGACAGGCCACAAGTACTTGTAGTCTCCAAAGTGCTCAGGGATCGTCAATGGTTCGCCGAGTCTGTGCCCGTTCTGGAGCGTTTCTGGAACAGGGTCCTAGAGAGGCGCAAGCAGCCGCTGTGGGAGGGTCCTTAGGACCAAGGGACCGGGGTCGGGGTCATCCTGACCCCCTTAGCGTCTCAGGAACCGATAAAGAACCCAAAGGACGATCGCCAAAAAAATCAAAGGCAGCAGGTCGAAACCAGGCCGGTCGTCAAGGTCGTGGCGGCGGGGGCCCAGCTCCCTCAGCGTCTCCTCGACCTTGAGATCGTACTGAATGAAACGAGGCGGGACGAGCTCGCGGTCCTCGGGAACTCCTTGTCCAAAGCACCCCCAGTCCTCGGCGGACGGCTGATCCTTGCAGCTGGCGTAGTCGTTTGTCGAGAGCCAGTTGGGAATCTGCGACTCGGCGATACCGGTGAGCGTCGGACCCTGGCACCCGTCGTAGAGATTACCCTTGCGTCCGGGCAGATCCATTACTAGTACACGAGGAAAAAAGGTCCTTGGGACCCCTAGGGACCGCCGTCTCTGGTCCCTGGTCCTTTAGGATCCCTAGGGACCGCTGTCCCTGCCATCCACTAACTGAGGGCCTAGCGGCCCTCTTCTGCTAGGCGCTATAGTTCCTGTTCCTGTTCTTCTGTCGGTGCACCTGCCACATCTGGTCGAGGTCAACTTCCAAAATGTCTGCAATCTGGAAAAGGTACGAGAATACGTCTCCAAGCTCTGTGACCACGTCCCACTTTTTCCGCGAGTTCTTCTGGTACAGCTTCTGGTTCTGCCTGATGGCTGATGCTAGCTCCCCTATCTCTTCAGTAAACAACAGCCATACCTTGTCTATCGGTGCCTTGTCCCACCCCTTGGCTACACACAGGTCGTGAGTCTCCCATTTGTAGGAGTTCATTGATATTTTTGTGTGTGATCCTTCTAACGGCGGTCGTCGGTACGGCCGCACGAACGGATGAATGCATAGACGAGGCTGACTGCAATCAGCAGGGTAACAACCTCGAAAAGCAGCTTGTGTCCAGTTTCAAACTTGGCGAGCGCCGACACGTGGTGACTCAGGAGCTCGAAGATCTTCTGGACACCCATCCACAGGATCGCACCGAATACAGTCTTGCGAACCTCGAGGTCCATTACTAGAAACACTCAAAAAATCCCATGGTCCGGGGACCATGGTCCCTGCAGTCGTGGCAAAGGAGCGTGGTCCCTGTGGGTACCTCTCGTGGCAAAAGCGTCCCTCCGGGCCGCGTTTACTCATAGACCAGTCCGCATCTCACCAGTTTTCTTGCCGTAGCTCGTGGTGCTGCGCGGCATGGCCGGAGGCACGGGCTGGGCAGATATGTCCTTCAGGTACATCTGGTAGCTCCGGATTCCCGACACGACCTGCTCCGCGCACTTTGTGACGGTGATCCGATTCATGTTCTGAACCTGCTGAGGGATGTTCCCGTACGGGTTGGTGATGTTCACCGAGTAGACCGAGCCCATGATGGCAAACAGGTCCGCCGGGTTCTGTTGTCCGATGGTCACACCGGTGGTCTGCCTGACAGAGTCACGGATGCCCGACTGGACCTCCGCGGCATTCTCCTCGCTGAAGAAGGCGCGGTACAACGGGTTGCTCTCCTGCTTAAACATTAAGACTAGTGCTCATAATAATTTCAGATGAATTACCTGGCCCTTCTCGAGTCTGCGCTTCCTCTGGTGGTCGCCATCGGCCCTGCGGGCACGGGCAAGACGTTCCTGCCCAGTCGTATCGCCGCCTCGAAGCTTCGTACTGGCAGTCTAAAAAAGCTGATTGTTACCCGGCCGGCTGTGACCGTCGACGAGAAGCACGGGTTCCTGCCCGGTACGATCGAGAAGAAGATGAAGCCGTGGACCCAGCCCGTCATGGATCACCTGGACTTTGATCCCAAGAAGATCGAGGTCTGTCCCCTGGCGTTCATGCGCGGTCGAACCTTTGATCACTCCTGGATCATCGCCGACGAGATGCAAAACTCAACCCCGGCCCAGATGAAGATGGCTCTGACCCGTATCGGCGTAGGGTCCAAGATGATCGTGACCGGCGACCTGTCCCAGATCGACGTACCGGAAAGCGGACTCGTGGACCTCTTGAAGCGCATGGACCGCAAGTACCTCATCGAGTTTACAGAGGAAGATGTCCTCCGGAGCGACATCGTCAAGGAGATTCTGGGGTGGTACCGGAGTGCCTAAGTGGTCCCGGGACCAGTCGATAGCAAAGACCGGGAGGGTCCTTAGGACCAAAGAAAGTGCCTAGGAAGTGGTCCCCGGACCTGCTTAGAAAGTTCGTACTCTAACATATAAATGAGGGTCCTGAAGCGAGACGGAACCTACGAGGATGTTCGCTTCGACAAGGTCACCGAGCGTCTGAGGAAGCTTGCGACGGACCTCGACGTTTCGTGTGACCTCGTGGCCCAAAAGGCTCTTTCCGAGATTCAGGACGGGATATCAACCTCAAAAATTGACGAGATTACCGCAGAGGTTGCGATCGCCATGACTGACAAGCCTGATTACGGCGTGCTCGCGAGTCGCATCCTGGTCAGCAACATGCACAAGAACCTAGGCAAGTCCCACGAACGCGATTACCTCTTTGACTATTTCGGACTCAAGACGCTCCTCAAGAGTTATCTCATGGAAGGTGAGACCCCGCAGGACCTTTGGTGGCGCGTCGCGAGGCAGGTGGCCAGCGAAGAGGACCTCCAGGAGACCTATGATGCGCTTTCCTTTAAGAAATATATCCACGCGACACCTACTCTGTTCAACTCGGGTACCGCAAGGCCACAGTTGGCAAGCTGCTTTTTGTGTTCGATGAGCGACTCGATCGAGGAGATTTACGACGCAAAGAAACAGATGGCCATGATTTCAAAGTATGCGGGCGGTATAGGTCTGCACATTCACGCGATCCGGGCAAAGGGTTCGCACATCAAGGGAAACAACGGTCGGTCCGACGGGCTTTTGCCAATGCTCCGAACCATCAATGCGGACGCCAGGTACGTGAACCAGGGCGGGCGACGCAAGGGGGCTGTCGCCGTGTACCTCGAGCCTTGGCACGCCGATATACTCGAGTTCCTGGAGATGCGTCTGAACCAAGGTGACGAGGAGTCTCGGTGTCGCGACCTTTTTAGTGCACTTTGGATCCCCGACCTGTTTATGAAGCGGCTCGAGGCTAACGAGGACTGGAGCCTCTTTTGCCCCAACGAGGCGCCCCACTTGTCCGATGTTTACGGCGACGAGTTTGAGGTGTTGTACCAGAGGTACGAGTCAGAGGGCAAGGCCCGTGCAAAGGTTCCCGCGCAGACCATCTGGAAGGCGATCCTGAAAAGTCAGGTGGAGACGGGTACGCCGTACATGCTGTACAAGGACTCGTGTAACCGGAAATCGAACCAGAAGAACGTGGGGACGATCAAGTCGAGCAACCTCTGTGTCGCTCCCGAGACCCCGATCCTGACGCGCCAAGGGTACAAGAAAATTGTCGACCTCGCGGACACGTGGGTCGAGGTGTGGAACGGTCACGAGTGGTCGAACGTCCAGGTTCGCAAGACGAGCGATGCTGCTGAACTCCTAAAAGTCGTACTGGACTCTGGTATGACCCTCGAGTGTACCAGGGAACATAGGTTTTGGCTCGAGGGGTCAAAAGTACATACCGAGACGCAATATCTCAAGGTGGATGATCGTCTCGTAGGGTGGACCAGTCCGGACGGGGTCTATGTAAACGGACCGCGAGTCATGAGTGTTCTGCGGACCGGTCGGGTTTCGCCGACGTATTGTTTCACCGAGCCTCTGAGGCACCTCGGGGTCTTCAACGGTATCCTGACCGGGCAGTGCACGGAGATTCTCGAGGTTTCTTCCAAGGAAGAAACGGCCGTGTGTAACCTGGCCAGTATCGCCTTACCTAGCTTTGTCGGGGGGAATTCTGAGAATTCCCCCCCAGGGACCTTCGATTTCCACGAACTCCAAAGGATCACTCGCCTGGTGGTACGTAACCTGAACAACGTCATAGACCGTGGCTATTACCCGGTCGAGGAGGCGAAGCGTTCGAACCTTCGGATGCGTCCGATCGGGATCGGGGTCCAGGGTCTAGCGGATGTCTTTGCAATCATGAAGATGCCTTTTGACTCTACAGAAGCTGCGGAACTCAACTCCAAGATTTTCGAAAACATCTACTATGCGGCTCTGTTCGAGTCGTGTGCCCTGGCGAAGAAGCACGGGCCTTACTCGGCGTTTACTGGAGGTCCAAACGGACCGTGTCCAGCAGCTCAAGGTATCCTACAGTTTGACCACTGGGGCGAATCGGTCAAGTTGACCGTCCCACACTGGAATTGGCTCACGGACGAGATCAAACAGTTTGGGCTCCGGAACTCGTTGCTCATTGCCCCAATGCCTACGGCGACAACGAGTCAGATTCTGGGGTTCAACGAGTGTTTCGAGCCGTTCACGAGTAACATGTACCTGCGGCGAACCCTGGCGGGTGAGTTTACAGTCATGAACAAGTATCTCCTCAAGGATCTTCGCGAGCGTGGACTATGGAACCGGCGCCTCAAAGATCAGATCATTCGTAACGGAGGTTCGGTCCAGGGAATCCCGGAGATACCCGAGGATCTGCAGAGGTTGTACAAGACGGCGTGGGAGATTTCGCCCAAGACGATAATCAACATGGCACGGGACCGTGGTGCATTCATCGATCAGTCGCAGTCCATGAACCTGTTTGTCGAGGACCCCACGAATGCGAAACTGAGCAGTATCCACATGTACGCGTGGAAGCAAGGCCTCAAGACGGGCATGTACTACCTGCGGACCCGTCCCAAGGCGAAACCGATCCAGTTTACTCTGGAACCGGAGTGTGCGATGTGTTCAAGCTGATTTGTAGATTGCGTAGTGCGCTGCGTTTATGAGGAAACCTGCCAAAGTACTGTTTAGCAAAGTTACGTATGCTCTGAAAGTATTCGCACCTAGTCGACATGTCACCCGTCCAAACGTTGTTGTCCAAGTCCACGAGTGTAGTGCGCCATAGCCAGTCTTTGAATCCGTCATACCTGGACCAAGTTCTTAGGTTGGGTAAAATGCTGTTGTGTACCACGATGGTCAATAAAATTGTGAGTTGATCTAGGTTTACCGGAACGAGATCAGGCTCATTCAATAGTACAAGTAACTCTTCTTTGTGTATGTTCGGCCATACTATACACTGATTCTCAGGCCTTTCAAAGACTTGTTTGAGAATCCGTGGTATGAGCCGAGTATATGGACCGTCCTGAGGTGGTTCGATACCTGCTACATTTACGTTACCTAGTCGGTTTCGAAACACCACCGGTAGAGGCTGAGGTTCTCTGACGTACTTTACGTTCGCTGGTCGGTCACATGGATTTTTACGAGCCATGTGTCTCGACTCAGCCACTTTCCATGACGGACCTTTGAATACGGCTCCGCACCTCTCACATGTATGAGCCATTTACTATGGCCTGAGAAATTTCTTCCAGGGAAGGGATGGGAACTAATTTTGTGAGAATTTCCCCCTTTGTAATTTTTCCTGCTCTGAGCAGTCCAAGAGTTTCCCGGGTATCGTCCTCTATATGGGCCCTACACTTGTGCCTCCCACCCCATGGGGAGTTGAGACAGTCCTCGCAATTCATATAATTTCTCCCCCGAAAAATTTCTGCTGCTGTTGACGGACATGGGTGCATACCTCTAAAAATTCATGATGACTTTGGGTCAAAAATGCCGGATGAAATTTCTTAGGTACCCATGTACATCCGGGATGTGATACCTCTAAAAATTCTTGATGACTTTAGGGTAAAAATGCCGGACGAAATTTCTTAAGGTACAGCATGGATAAATATTTCAAGACGTGGAAAGGCAAACCTGACGATGCATTCAAGGTTATCGACGAGCTCATGCGTAAAGGGGTTGACTTTCAAATACCGGAACTGGTGGAAAAATTGAAGACTATGGGGTACATGATAAAGGATGGTCGAATTGTACTGTCCAATTATTCAGTTGACGAGTTTTTGGAATCATGGAACGGAGAACCTATGAGCATGTATGACATGATACACGCCATAAAAAATATCAGCCCGAATCGGTTTTCGGTACAGTATCTACAAGATAAGCTCGCAGAGAGAGGCTATCGTGTAGATCAAACTACAAGTTTGGTTACGCATCCAAATGCAGCCATGGATGAGTTTCTAGATAAATGGGACAAGCATCCTATGTCACTGAAAGATATAATGATCGAAATTCAGACTATCCAGAGAGCTTCCCGTAAGGTGAGTGACTTGATAGAGCGTCTAGATAAGATGGGGTTCAAGGTTGATGAGAAAGGTATGGTTGTTTCGGCTGGTGAATGCTAGCGAATTTTCAGCCCCAATAGTATGGCCTCGAAGAGGTACACGAGCAACGGGAACGTCGTGCGTCTCAACGAGACGAGGAACGGGATCCCATTCTTCAGAAAGGAGAACCCCACGATGCTCGAGCTCGAGATCGTCCGGAAGCTTCAGCGGAACCCTCATCCGAACATAGTCAAGATTTACCATGTCAGTCCGGACTATTATGACATGGAACTTGTTAGTACCCGAGTGACCCGTCGAGAGTGTATCGAACAACTCGCAGGTCTCACGAGCGCCAAGCGACACATGCAAAGACTAGGAATAGCGTACCTCGATTGGAAAAGGGACAACTGTGGCCTCGCGGACGGAAGAGTCAAGGTTTTCGATTTTGACTCTTCGGCACTCGTGCGCTGGTTGACTGTCAAGGCGCCGTTCATCAAAGGGTACAGCTGGCGCAAGGCGGAGAACCAAGGACTCACCGACCCGTTCAAGATTGACGACTGGATCTTTGCCGGGTTCATGCGCCTGCCCGGCTCGTCAAACAACTCAATCTTCAACTAATCCAAACGCCTGGACCGGGTCCGAGGCCTAGACCCAGTAGAACACAGACGAGTCCACAGGTGATCTCGGCTGCCCTTGCTTCTGGTGTCTGACCTTTGCTGGAGGCGATAATCGCGCCCATGCCAACACCAACGATCAAGGCACCTATGAGATCCTTCCGCATTTACATGAAGCCTAGAATTTTATTCATCACCTGGTACGGAAGAGTCACCGGCTCACCGTGTGGACCAGTGAACACAGTCTTGCCTACTGCAGCGACCCGTTCGGCTTTCTTACGCCGGACCATACTCTTGGCCCCTTTTTGAAAAGATCGGATGCGCCGGTTGTTCAGCTTGTCGAGTATTCTTTCTAGTCTTTGTATTTTACCTGGGTTCACGGTCCCTAGTAATTCTCGCCTGATTTGAAAAACGGGTGGTCCTTGGACCGCCAGCGCTTCACGGAACTTACCTATACGCCGGTTCAGCTTGTTGAGTTCGTTCTGACGGGTCTGGAGTTTCTGACGAGCCCTGTTCATGAATTCCTGCGCCTTGTTTTCGGACATCATCCTGTGGAGTGCGTTCATGTTCGTGGTTTGTGCCACAGTTCTAGCAGCGGTGTAACTCGGAAGGAGCTCTTCACGTTGCCTATGAAGCTTGTTCAGCTCCGCCTGACTGACCGCCTTTTTACGCTCTATGGCACGAGCTCGGAGCAGTTCATCCATTACTTAAAAGCATAGAGTTTCTAAAAGGTATGAACTTCCAGGGCCTCAAGGTTGTTCCGACTTTCAAGACACAGTTCCAGGCGACCGTCGTTGACTATCACCAAGAGTGGCGCAGCTTGTCTTTGGATGTGGACGAGGACACCGTGCAGATGTGGCGCGCCCTGGAAACTCAGGTTCCGCCGCAGCCGTTTCCCTGGCACTCTGCCCTGAACGGGACGGTCCTTAGGGTCAAGACGGACGATCGCACGATGTTTTTCGACAAGAGCTCATCTTTGGTCGTCGATGATCCAAAGGTGGGTTCTAGGGTGTCAGTGATTCTAGAGATCAAGTCGGTCTATAACTTCAAGGAGATGGCGGGATTTACCTGTCGAGTTCATCAGCTGAAAACGCTGGAGGAACCCTCACGCGAGTGGAAAGGCGAGTCTGGGAGCGGATCCCAAAAGATTGGCAAGTGCCTGATCTGATGGTCCTAAAGGACCCCCGGGGACCAAGGGGCGCTCTTGAATTTGCTATGGTCCTGGGGACCGCGGGGACCACTCATCTAAGGCGCTCTTGAATTTGTAAAGGGGGCTATCCACTTGGATGGTCCATGGACCACTCATCTAAGGTGCTTTAGGCGCTCTTGAACTTGTAAAGGGTGCTAACTATCGGGGCTTTTGCCATCCACTGGTCACTGGGACCACTTAGGCGCTCTTGAACTTGTACACGCGGTAGTGCTTGCCCGTCTTGGACACGGCCATCACGAAGCGCTTGCCCTTGCCGCTCTTGCTCACCATGATGTTGCGGCCCTTGGAGTTGACGCCCACCACCTCGTGGATCACCTTGTGGCGCACACCGCCGCCCACCTTGCGCACCGGCGTGGTCAGGCGCACGCGGTAGATGCGGTACGGCTGGCCGGTCTTCTTGGACTGGCCCAGGACGAACTGCTTGTGGTGCAGGGACTCGTACACCTGGCGGCCCTTGTAGTTGGTCACGCCCTCGACGGTCGTCATGACCGGGCTGCGGCGGGTACGCGCGACGCGGCGGCCGTGGGCAGTGCCGCCCGGGCTCATGCGGATCACACCCGCCGTGAACGCGCGCAGGCCCATGCGGGGCACGCGGCTGCGGCCGGCGTTGCTGCGACGCTTGCGCATCACCGGGCTGGCGAACAGAGCCTTGAGGCCCATGTTGCGGCCTGGGCTCACCAGGCGCTTGGGGCGGGTGGTCCGGGGACCAGAGGCCCGGCGAGCGCGGGTGCTGAACAGAGAGCGAAGAGCCGGACCGTAGGATGGAGAGCGAGCCATGGTTACTGTAACTGGAGAAAAATTTCCTGGATGTCCCTGGAGCTAACGCGGCTACTAGTCCCTAAGGACCGCTGCTAGACCTTGGTCCTAAGGACCGCTAGGTTTCACTCGGCGCTGGTCCTAAGGACCACTGCTAGACCTTGGTCCTCGGCGCTGGTCCTAAGGACCGCTGCTGAAGCCCAGCACGCTACTAAACTTGTCCGACTGGTCGTTGGCCTCCACGAAAACTCCGCCCTGAATGCAACTTTCTACAATAAACTTGTACGTCTCCAGGATGTCCTCGATCGTGTTTGCGCCGGTGACTATCACCGCCCCTGACGCAAAGATGCTCGTAGTTGTCTGCTTGTTCGTCGCCCTGTACTTGATCTTGACCGCCGAGTACCGGTCCGGGTCGAAGCTGGCATTCTGGAACAGTTCCGTCGCCCTGTAGAGGTTGATCGAGTGGTTCAGCGAAAAGTTGGCGTTGATCATCACGATACGAAAGTCCTCTGGAGTCATGTCCACGTTGTAGACGAGTTTCAGAATCAGACACAGCTGGCGGGTAAAGACCCGGCAGTCGATCAGGTCCGCACACCCAGCAACCTGTAGCGCACCGTTCGGGAAGATCTTGACCTTCTTTGTCGAAAGCTTGTCCTCGTAGCCGATCGAAACCTGGTTATAGAAATCGCTGTAGAACATGCGCCACGTGGATCCGCCCGTGATCGGTAGGTACCTCAGCTTCCGGAACACGGCTCTGAGGACATCGGGGTTCAGGGGTTTGGGCGCCCGGGCAATCATCGTGATCGTGGTTATGTTCGCGACCGTCGGACGGAGAGTTTCAGGCAGAGACGCCCTGAAGTTTTGCAAGGAGGAAATGAACGCCTTGGTGGCTTGCATCGGAGTGCCTAGGAGTTGATGGGAGTTCCTCCTGTCGCTTAAAGCCACTCGACCTTTGGGGACACCTTTTTGGAGCAATTTTCTCCGCCCCTACTAAATGTCTACTCGCTTTGGCATGGCTGACGGTCGGTGCCTGACCCTGAATCAGGCGAACGAGCTCCTGTACGAGCAGGTGGCTTCGAAGCTGAATATCAACCCTCTGGACAGCGCACGCATGCGCATGACCCTGGAGAACTCGGACTCTGTGCCCATGGGTACGGACTGGCCGTGCGGCATCATTAATTATCGGGAGCTACAGTAAATGGAGGCCCAAGGACCAGCGCCCCCAAAAGACAGAACACTTCTTTGGGTCGTCGTCGCCCTGGTGGTCATGGCAGTGGTGGCCGTAGGTATTTGGCTGGCGGTCAAGTACTCGGCTCCGGCGCCCACGGACACTGCCAAGGGTTCCGCGAACCTGAGCAACTTGACTGCATCATTTACGTGTGCCGGAGCTAACGCCGGAGCAGTAGCGACTGTATATGACTCCATAGGCGTTCAGGCGTTTTACGGTGGTTACGATTCGAACGGAAACGCACTGTCTAGCATGACTTGTCCTTCTGGGTACACCAGTTCCGGCGGTTATAACGGTTACTATACATGTACACCGGCAAATCCCAAGACACCGACTTTTACGGCAGGTGCCGCAGCAGGAATGGATGCGTGCCAAAAGTCGAAAAGTTACGGTCAAGCGACTCTGAATCCGCCGTGTCCCAAAAATTACAGACTCACTGTGATGGATGGCGTCCGGTATCCAAATCCTAATACTATTTGTCAACCACCTTTGCCACCATGTCCGACTGGGTACACACAGAATGGCGACACGTGTCTTCCTCCGGCGTCACTCGGGAATCCATGCCCTTCCGGAACACAAGCGAGAGGTCCTTGGTGCGTCCCCGATATCGTAAATGCCCCGGCCCCGGCGGCTACAAACCTGAGTAACCTGACTTCGATGTTCACTTGTGCTGGGTCGAACACAGGTGCCGTTGCCAAGTTTTTCGATTCACAAGGTGCTCTCGGTTTCATCGGCCAAGTGAGTTGTCCATCGGACAACTATGTAACCCAAAACGCTTATGGTAATACGCTGTGTACGGTCAAACAAACGAGAGACATGCCGACTGATCCGGCTGCTTTCGCTGGCATGATCGATTGTACACCAGGCGCTATAGATCCTCCGTGCCCTTCTTCGTACCAGTCGATTGCTGGAAAGTGTGTACCTCCCAATGTACGCCATGATGGTACATGCCCGACTGGATTTTCGGTGAGCACTCAAGTGTCTGGTGCATGTGTGCCACCCAAGTCCGTTGACGGTAAATGTTCTACCGGAACCTTGAATCAGGGATGGTGCGTCCCCAATTAAAAACCTGACTCTCTAAAAAATCATGATCGTGGTCGACGGCAATATCGGATCTGGAAAATCTACACTCTTGGATGGGCTTTCGAAGCACGGCTTTACCGTACAAAAGGAGGCCCTAGAAAAATGGCCCCTCGAGGAGTTTTACGCCGACCCTGCAACATGGGCCATGCCCTTGCAGCTCGCAGTCTTCTGGTCCATGGGAGAGAAAATTCCAATTTCTCTCGGTCCAGAGACCACCGTCCGCGAGCGCTGTCCCGATTCAGCCTTTGACGTCTTTTGGCGCGCCCAGGAACGACCACCACAGGAGGATCTTGTCGTGACTGAGTTTTACGAGCGCCACCGCTGGACACCCGAGACGCACATCTACCTAAGGTCCAGCCCCGAGTGGTGTTTTGGTAATCTCAAAAAGCGTACCCAGGCGGGTGACTCTGGTGTTACTTTGGAGTACCTGAAAGAGCTTCACGAGCGCTACGAAAAGTTCTTCCAAGGACGAGAGCACCTCGAGATAAATGCCGAACAACCACCGGAGGTTATTTTGTCGGACATTATCAGATGTCTACGACGGTAGTCACGAGCGGGTACGCTTCGCTCGTGGCGGACACGGCGATAGCCCTCGCGACACAGGCAAACACCCTGGCGTTTCAGGCGAACGCCACTTCGACAAGTGCAAACTCGCTGGCAGTTCAAGCGAACGCGGTCGCCTTTGCTGCTAATACCATCGCCAACCAAGCCTTGAACGCATCCTTTGGAGTCACGGTCAGCGGGAACCAGATCACCCTTGGAAGCACTGGAAACAATGCGTCGGTCATAGGATCGAACGTCTACGTGGGCGCAAACCTCACCGCGAACATCAACGCGTCCAACGTGTTCTTGCTCGGTAACCTGGTTGTCGGCACCAATACCCAAAGTCACGTCATGTACGGGTCTAACATTTCCATGTCAAGTCCAGGCAATGTCACGGTCACGAACCTGTTCACAACCACAAACATAGTCACGACCGCGTACGTCAAGGCTGCAAGCTATTTCGGTGACGGCTCGAACCTTACGGGCATCGTGGCCGGCGGAGGCTCGGGCTACGTCTCCAACGCCTTTGGAAATGCTGCTTCGAGTACCGTCACCCTGGGTAACACGAGCGTTCCGCTCCAGCTGAACGGTTCCAGCATCAGCTTCTCCCAGCCTCTCAGTGGTAACGGGGCAAACCTGTCGGGCAACTCCTCTTTTGCGTCCCTGGGAACAACCGCCTCGGCAGTCACTGTCGGAGGCACCGGTCTCTTGACCGTCCAGGGTTCCGGTGTCCAGGTATCCATACCATCAGGTGACCTGAAAATAACTGCCAACTCGGTACAGACCTCGGCGAACGCTTACTTTGGTAACGTCTCTGGTACATTTTACGGTAATGGATCGAACTTGACTGGTGTTTTACTAACTGGTGCAACCTATTCTGCAAACGCTTTCGGAAATGCAGCCTCGTCCAATGTCACCCTGGGCAGCTCGACAATCAATGTCTCGATCACCGGCACATCGGTAACGTTCACCGGTAACCTTTACGGAAACGGATCCGGTCTCACAGGAAACAGCTCGTTTGCGAGTCTCGGTACCTCCGCCACCGGCCTGGTGACACTTGGAGCGACAGCTCAGCCTTTGACTGTCCAGGGTTCGGTCATCGCCGTAAACCCCGCAGTGACTGCAAATCTGTATATTGGGAACGCCTTGACCACCGGGAACGTTGTCATAGGAGGTACCCAAGGTAATGTCTATCTGGCGAATACGGTCTTTACCGGTACAGTCTCTGGGAATGGGTCGGGACTCTCGATGAACACCTCGGCGAACCAACACGGTACAACTGCTACGAGTCCAGTGGTACTAGGGAACAGTGGTCAGACCCTGACCCTGACTGGATCCTCGGTCACAATCAACGGTAATGCCTGGATTCCCAACCAGAGTGCCAACTACTTTGGGAATGCTCTGACCACAACGAACATTTCCATCGGCTCAAATCTTACGAGCGGTAACATCTACTTGGGTAACACCTCAACTAATGTCGTCGTGAACGGTACACTGTTCGGTAACGGCGCTTCGCTGACCATAAACACATCAGCGAACCAACTGGCAACAGCCGCAACTGCCCCCGTGACTATCGGAGGCTCGAACACGCTCACGCTCTTCTCGAATACAGGCACATTCGCATTCCCCGTGAGCAATGTACAATCTGCTGGTGGTACGGGTGTCGCCGTGACTCTCAACAACTCTACGGGCATAGCGCCCACGTGCAAGGTTGGTGACACGATCACGGTCGCCCTGACGAGCCCTACGACCTATAACGGTCCACAGGTGGTCACTGCTGTCTCGACGCCCTTTACTGGGACGAACAGCGTCACTTTTACCTTTGCTGGAACGGCCGGTGCTGGAACCGTGGCGGCGAGCGGCTTGGCCACCATGAACAGTTATCAAATGAGTCTGACTTCCAACGGGGACATTTGGCTCAACGCTAACGCCTTGTTCGTACCTTCGAACGTCTATTTGACTGGTAACCTGACGGCAAATTCTGTCCTGGTAGGAACAGCCAAACTCAGTAACATCCTCGGGAACGTAGGTATCGCCGGAAATGTGTACTTGCCAGCCGGTGCGTCTTATTACGGCGACGGGTCCAAGCTCTCTGGAATCTCGGGGTCAGGGTTCACGGCCGGTGCAAACTATTTCGGAAATGCAGCAACGTCCTTTGTGGTTTTCGGAAACACCGGCCAGGTTTCGAACCTCGTGGGCTCTACGGTCAACCTTGGAACCGCTGGTAATAATGTAGCTATAATAGGAAACCTAACTGGAAGCGGAGCAAACCTGAGCATGAACACCTCTGCCGCGAGCATCGCGACAACTGCGACGAGCACAGTCAATGTAGGAACGACCCAGCCGATCAACATCAACGGACCGAACGGAGCCGCACTGGCTGCATCAGCGGGTGCAGTGAACGTGGGCGGCCCGAACATGAACGTCATCGTCCAGAACAACGGAGGCACGACCGTGCTGACGACCGTGGGCGGAGTGACTCTTGGGGCCTCGGCCGTCGCCACGACGATCAACGGATCCACGATCACTTTGAACGGTAACGCATGGACTGCACTACAAAGTTCCAACTATTTCGGAAATGCACTCACCACGACGAACATTAGCATCGGTTCAAACCTGACCACGGGTAACATCTACTTGGGCAACGCCACAACGAACGTCATAGTGAACGGTACTCTCTTCGGTAACGGATCTGGACTAACTGCAAATACCAGTGCGAACCAGTTCGGAACCACGGCTACGAGTAACGTGGTCCTGGGTAACATCATCGGTACACAGTCACTGACACTTTACGGCTCATGCGCAACTCCAGTTTTCCAGACCAGTGGGGTTGGAAATGTGGCCATCGGTGTATCTACGTTCCCAGTTACCTTTAGTGGATACCTCGTCGGTAACGGTGCGTCTGTCAGCATGAACACTTCAGCGAACCAGCTCGCAACCTCTGCTACGGCTGCGGTCCTCGTGGGCACAACCGGACAAAACGCAAACATTGTAGGTTTGGGAACCGTGGTTTACTCGACGGCAAACACGGTCGTCGCGGGCGCAAACGTGAACCTGAACGGAACTGTCTATATCAACGGCACGGCCTACTCTGCCGGCGGTGGCTCTACCTTTACGGCCAACGCATTTGGTAACGCAGCCACGTCGACGGTCAACGTCGGTGTGTCTACCCAGGTTCTCAACCTCAACGGTTCTACAGTATACGTCAACGGAACAGCCTACAGCGGTGGCGGAGGCGGAGGCTCGACGTATACCTCGAACGCCTTTGGTAACGCCGTGACCTCAAACGTACTCTTAGGAAGCGCAACAACTAATACCTTCGTAGGCGCAAGCGGTGGTAATGTCTACGTCCAAGGCGTGCTTAATCCCGTCGGGTTCGGTGGGTCCTTGTCGGATGAAACAACTACGCTGACTCTGGCGAACCAAATTTCGATCCGCGCGCCTTACGGGTTTACGATACGCCAAGGGTATCCGCCCCGTTGGTCACTCAACGTCCTGCCTACAGCAACGACCCCGGTCACGTTCGACCTTCAGAAGAACGGTGCGAGCATTTATACGAGCGGTAACCAGCCGACCATAGGCTCGACTGCTGTTTCGAATACCTCTGTGAACGGAACACTCATCGGAGGCTCAAATACTGTGAATGCCGGCGACCTCTTGGTGGCCAAGGTGCTTTCTTTGGGCTCCGGTACCCCAGCAGGGGCCAAGGTTTTCATTTTTGGGTCCTAAAGGACCAGGACCCACGAGAGGCTCTTAAAAATGTGACTCGTTTTTACTCTAGGAAATGTTTCGTTACTGGGCGACCACTTTTGCGTACACATTTACCCGTGCATTTTGGCTCAACAAGTGTCCTCTGGTTACCGTGTCCGTGTTTCAGTCCGTGGTCGCGGGCGTAATGGGCCCCTTTACGTTTCCGGTTCTCTTTACCAGCGACCTGGCGAATCTCGAAAGGTACCTCAGGGGTATGCCTATGGTCGAACACATCAAGATTCCAGATCTCTAGGAGCATGAGTTGGTCCTGGGACCAGCCACGACGGTCCATGGGACCTCCAGTAAATTTGACCGAATCTTTTTCTCCCTAAAAAACAGAGATGTTCGTCACGTACAACTACGTGGCGCCGTCTACAACCTATGCATTGGATCAGCTGACCCCGATCACAAAAGCCTCGCTAAGAGGCGTTTACTCCTTAGCGACGCTTTTCGCAAACTCCGGTCCGGTCGTTCAGATTTCAAACACGTCCGCAGCGACGGTCACGGCAAACTTTTACGGCTCCACTTCCGGAACATCGTTGACTACCGGTGCACTGGGAACTGGACTGACTCTAGCACAGTGGCTCGCGGCTAACCCCGGAACGGCATATGTTACTACATGGTACGACCAGAGTGGTTCCGGGAACCACGGGACAACATCCACAGCCGCCCAGCGACCATTCATCAATGTGGCCAGCGTTCCTTGGACAGTGGACATGAGTAGCGGACAGTCATATTTCAACTTGCCGAGCGGAACCATTCCCATGAACTCGACCAACACACTACACGTCAAACACAATCCACCGGTTTCTGGTGTTAACGGTGGTATAATTGGTGCTGGATCATTGTCCACAGGTGCTGTAAACGGTCTCAATTGGAGTAATACTCCATTCTATAACTTGTCATGGTATGCAATCAATTTTCAAGAAAATTTTCCATTTTTCACAAATCCAATTTATACAACATGGATCACTTCCAACACTGTACCCGGGGCTATTACTAGTTCGGTGTTTTCCGGTGGGTTGTCAACAACACTTTACAATATTTCGGCTTTTAACAACGGTTCAATTGTTAAAGCGTTCACAAGTAACGGATGGGTTGGAGTCACTGGTAACGACGTTCTAGGTCGTTCACCGAATAATTCAAATATTTATGCACAGATGTACCACGCCCTGATTTCGAACGCCGCTGTAAGCGCACAAGACCAGTGGGTCATCGAGCAGCAAGAGTCGGTAACATCTAGCCCGTGGGCGACGGGCGGGATCGTTACGAACTACCAGGCGAACAACGTCACGTATTACGTCCACAGCTTTTTCAGCTCGTACGTCAGCCAGGACCCGTACTGGGCGCAGGTGGTACTGCTCTTGCACGGCACCGGAACTGGGTCGGTCACGTCGACCAATGTAGTCGACTCGAGTCTGTACGGGGTTTCTTCTGGATACAGTCTGGTTGGTACTCCCACTTATACTTCCGCAACAACCGCGACCGGCTCCCCAGGTGCCTTTGTGTTTTCTAGCTATTCAGTGTCTTCGAACGCAATGGTCACAACACCGTCCAAGCCGCAGTACGTCATAGGAACACAGAACTTTACAATCGAGTTTTGGTTCTACGCAACCTCTTTGCCGGCTAGTCCAGCTGGCAATACGTACGGTCTAATAGGTAACGGAACTGGTTCTTACACTCCTAACGGATTCTGGCGCATTTGTATAGTTGCCAGCGCAGGCAACAAATTGTATTGCGACGGGGCCATTGGTGGCACAGGTACAACCACAGTCGTAACCGGGAAATGGTACCATGTTGCAGTTACTCGTAACGGAAGCAATCTGTATGGATTCCTGAACGGAAATCTAGAGTTTTCGGGTACGACATCTGGTTACCTCGGTAACGGTGGAACAGCTTCTTCGCCTGTGTCTACCGACGCAATCGACATCGGATGCGCTTACCTTCCAACAATGGGAACTCAAATCCTCGACGGATACATGCAGGACATTCGCATCACCGTCGGCGTCGCCCGGTACACTTCCAGTTTCACAGTCCCCACGAGTCCGTTTCCAAACGGGACCCAGGCTGCGTTTTCCAGCAGTACAACTTTAAATGCAGACATCCTCGTGGTCGGCGGGGGCGGCGGGGGCGGCATCAGCGGAGGCGGTGGCGGTGGTGCAGGCGGTCTCCAACTGTTCCAAAATCAAAATTTAGCACCAGGTTCGTACCCGGTGATTGTTGGAACGGGTGGTGCTGGCGGTACCAGCGCGTATTATACAGCCTCCAACGGTGGCAACTCTCAGTTCGGATCACTCAACCCTTCCGTAGGTGGTGGTGGTGGTAACGGTAATGCAACTGCAACTACAAATTATCAAACTGGAGGTGGGTCAGCTGGTGGTACGTCTGCAAATCCTACTAGTGGACTAACTGGAAGTCCACCTAACCCACCAGTGCCGGGTCAAGGCTATGCCGGAGGTACACTCACTGCTATTACGAATTACTACGGTTCAGGTGGTGGTGGTGGTGCCGGTGGTCCGGGTCTAAATGGCACATCGTCCGTAGGTGGTAATGGAGGCCCTGGTATGCTCGTGGACATTACCGGAACACCGACGTATTATGCAGGTGGTGGGGGAGGCTCAGGTTACTATGCTGGGACAGGAACACCAGGAACAGGAGGTATAGGAGGCGGCGGTGCTTCCGCGGTAGCAAGTTCGTCTACAGCCGTTGGATTCAACGGTCAAAACGGCCTCGGTGGTGGCGGTGGTGGGGGCGTGGCCTTGGGTGGTTCCGGCGGATCCGGTATCGTCGTGGTGAGGTACGCAGCACCCACCGTCCAGGACACCTACCAAGCTTCCACCCTTTTGCTTTTGCATTGCGACTCGTTCGTCGATTCGGGGCCGTACCAGAACCAGCTCACGCTTTCCAACGCCGTAATTTCTACATCCACGCTAAAGTTCGGTACCGGGTCGTTTTCGTTCGGAGCCAACAACACGGTCTCAACAACCATTTTGCCATTCGGTGCGTCAAATTTCACGGTCGAGTTTTGGGTCAACCCGGTTTCGAATACAGCCGGATCCTTTTTGGGGTCGAGTAACCAAGGGTGGAGCATTTCTTTGGTAAATGGAACGGTCCGCGTGTTCAATTCGTCCGCCAACGGCGTCGCCGCATTCTTGACTGGTACCTTCGGTGTTCCAACTGGTTCGTGGTCGAGCGTGATTCTACAAAAAATTGGCTCCCAGGTCTACCTCTTTGTTAACGGGAACCTGGATGTCTTTGGAAGTATCAACGGCGCGTGGGACACACAAGCCTCTTCAACTATTGTCCTAGGCCAAGGATTACAAGGCTTTCTCGATGAGGTAAGGGTCTCTTTGGTTGCACGCTACCCCTTGAATTTCCAGCCTCAGGCGACACCTTGGAACCCTGACTCGAGTACGGTCCTGCTCATGCACTGTGACCCACCGGCGGATTCCTCCCAATTCGGGGTCACGCTAAGCGCAAACAATTTTCCGACGTCAAACGGCTCTTCGACCATCGGTGCCGGTTCGCTCAGTTTCACGGGTGTTCTAAATCAGTTTTTTGTGACACCGTCCAGTCCGAATTACACGCTAGGATCTGGAAATTTCACGATTGAGTTTTGGATGAATTGGAACGGGTTGTCCGCTAACCAGGGTCTGGTGATGGGCAACGGAGGTCCATCCACATCTATTAACGCATGGGGGTTCTTTGCTTACAATTCATCCGGACCAGCCATGTACGTGTACTCGAACGTCCTTCAGAATTATTTCACCGGCGTTCCGTCCACATGGACCCATATAGCGTTTCAGAGGGCAGGAACACAGGTGAACGTGTTTATGAACGGTACGTCTGTACTTTCCGCCACGTCAGCAAATATCATCGACGTAGTGGGTTCAAACAAGATTTACCTGGGATGTTGGCCAGCGAGTTCCGGTGTAACATCTTTTATCGGGTCACTGGACGAGATACGTGTTTCGAACATTGCTAGATACCCAGTTAGTGGTTTCGTGCCCTACAACAGCTACTTTACACCGGATGCCAACACGATGCTCTTGGTCCATGCCGACGATACGACGGACGCTGCCCTCAGAGCACCCCTGAGTGCCAACGGAGCAACTGTGTCCACTTTGACCAAGTTCGGCACGGGTTCGCTGGGGTTCTCGGGGAACACGTACGCGAACACGAACTCATCGACAAACTACTATTTCGGCTCGAACAGCTTTACGACGGAGTTTTGGTTTTTTAGTAATACATCGAATGTTCAAACTCTGTTGACAAACCCTGGTGTATGGTCGCTCAATTCCGGTCTCACAATTCCATACGTAACACCGAATCTTGTGGCCTATTGGGACATGATTATTAATCCGGCCGCGGGAACAACTTGGACTGATATTTCAGGTAACAACAACACAATTACGTTCAGTGCTACACCAACATATACATACGGAGCGGCTTATCTAGGCACAACAACATCCGGAACAGCGTCCAGTATAACTGAAAATGCATCATTCGCGATCGAGTTTGTAATACAGCCCACTATCACTTTGGCTTCGGCGGGATCTACACCCATAAGATGGGGTGCGTCTTTCAACGGAGCATGTTACATGGTTCAAATGGGTAACTATGCATCACCAACTAATACCATAAAACTGTACACTGACCAGGGTGGTGGTCAGAGTGTTCAGGATTCCACGGGTGTGCTGACCACTGGCGCATTTACTCACTATGTGGTAAACCTGTCACCTACAATCAGCGGTAGTAACTACCCGGTTACATTTTACAACAACGGTGTTCTCGCAACGAGTTCATCGGCTGGGTTCACAGTACAGCTAGCAAATGGTAGTCGTGCCTTTGTCGTTGGTGACACCGGTGGTGGAGGTCTTGGTGGATGGATAGGTATGGTACGAGTGTACAACTACCCATTGACAGCAGCTCAAGTGGCTCAGAACTACGCATCTGTCAAAGCGCGAGGATCCGTTTACAATTTACCTTAGTCACTAGTATGAGTCGGGTGTCCCTTGTGTCCTCCAATATCGGACCGACCCTGATTGGAACTCAACAAGTCCTTCCCAATACCTGGAACCACTATGCCCTGACTAGGTCCGGGAACGTCATCACCGGGTTCCTCAACGGTGTTCAGGATTTCCAGTACGTCACCTCAAACACCCTGGACGGTTCTTCAGGCCCCTCCATTTTGTCGATTGGAGGTGCCCCGAGCTCGAACGGCGGACTCGTAGGCTACATGGATGAACTTCGAGTTTCGAACGTTGCGAGGTACTGCTCAGTGAGTCTCCAGACCTCCTCGTTCCCTAGTCCCGTGCTTTACGAGTACCCTCCGACGTCCCTGACAGCAACCGCTTCAGGAACCAACCCTTCTTCGAGTCTCCTCAGTAATCTCGTCTACGGTAACGGGATATATACAGCAAACGCCTCGAGCAACTCGGTCGGTATGCCTGCCTACATGGCCTTTGATAAAACCTCGAACGAATGGTTTGTGTCCAGCACAACAAACTGGGCCTCGAACGGGATTTACCAAGGCTCAGGGAGTCAACTCATCTCGGGAACCACATTCAGCGGAGATTGGGTCTCTCTTCAGTTACCGTATCCAATTTCGCTCCAAAGTTACCTCGTAACACCTGGTACGCACGGCTTCAGCAGTTGGGTCCTGGCGGGTTCGAACGACGCAAACACATGGACCCTGGTGGACACGCAGTACAATGTTCCCGTGACTGCACGTTTCGCTCTGGACGGACTCTCGGCCAACGCTTTGACGAACGCAAACGGCCTGTTTTCGTGTTACCGGCTCTTGACGTCATGGACCGGACCCGTGGTTAATATCCGCCGCGGAAGCGACTCTGCGACCCTCGATTTCTTTGCGGACAACCAAGGTAACCTTTGGAACTCCAATGTCTCTTTGGTCAGTTGGGTCGGGTCCAGCAACGCCTATGTGACCACATGGTACGATCAATCGGGCAAGGGCCACAATGCGGTCCAGCCTACGGCGGCGATCCAGCCGCAGTACAATGCGACACTGAAACTCATCGATTTCACTAGCCCGAGTGTGTCATCGAACGTGTACATGTTTATGCCTTCAACGACGATACCTACAAACACGGTCCAGTCCACAGTCACACACAAACTCGGTAAGATTAACGCGACAGCTGCTGGCGTCATATTTTTTACCGGTGGTAACGGGACTGGTGGATCACAGTACAATACCGACATAACACCGACGCAATACAACACGTCTCAGTATGGAGGGAGTTCGACGGGTGGTACGGTGACTGCGGGCGACGTAGGTACGTGGAAGTTTGGCGGTGCTGGATCACCCACGCAGTACTTTTACCTTAACGGCCAAGAGTCTTTCGCGAGCGTAGGAAACCCAAACAATGGATCTGCGTACCCGGCAATACCCGATACGATCGGAGCATGCAACGGAAGTCCTGGAAATACACTCGGAACGGCGCCGCTCAATTCGCAGCTGTACTTTTTGAGCATCTTTTACACTTGGTTGTCCGCCGCGGACACGCAGGTCGTCGAGGCTCAGAACTATATGCCTTCGCAGGTGGCACCTGTGCCCGTCTCAGTCCCGCCATCCCCTGCGTATTCGTCCTGGATGCTCCTCGGAACGAAGGGTGCACTGGGAGCGTCCAGTAACACGTTCGTGGGCGTGCCTCAGTTGTCCGCCGGAACATCAAATGTCTTTGCTTGGCCGCCATCCTCAATTGCGACGGGAGGGACACAGACTGGTAACGCATATACTACGACCCTGAGCGGTCAGAGTTACGGAAACGGGAGCTACACTAGTAATTCTAGTTCAGCAGTAAATTCATCATGCTATGCACAATACGCTTTTGACAAATCAACAGCTACGTTCTGGTCATCGGGTGGATTCTATTCCACATCGAGTCCTTACCGGTATACCGGTACGATCACAACGAGTGATGTACTCGGCAACAGTTATCTAGGGGAGTGGGTATCCCTACAAGCACCTACAGCGTTTACTATTTCAAACTATGCCATAACTGTTGCCAACGCTAACTACAGTTTTCAGGGTCCAGGTACTTTTTGGCTACTGGGATCGAACGACGGTAACGCCTGGTTTCTTCTAGACTCGAGATCTGGAATCACATGGACATCGGCATACCAGGTACAGACGTTCACTGTTACCACATCAGTACCATACTCAAACTATCGACTCGTGATTAATTGCGTTCCCGGAACGAATGGAACATCTAGTTACACCGTGTTTTCTGAGCTCGTCTTTTCCTCCGTCCAGAACTACGCACCGATCCTGCAGACTGGTGTTGTCACAGGAACGACCTACGCGTTCCCGCCGGCGAGCATAGCTACGGGGGGTACACAATCCGGCAACCAGTACACTACGCTCCTTACGGGTCAGACGTTCGGTAACGGGACGTACACTAGCAACAGCTCGAGCTACACAGGAACCAACTATGCTCAAAACGCGTTCGACAAGAACACCGGGTCACAGTGGTCTGCTGCTGCGAGCTTGTATTCGTCGAGTAGCCCCTACGGCGTAACTTCGTCGACGGTCACATATGACACACTGGGCAACGCTTACGCCGGTGAATGGATCCAGATTCAAACTCCAACCCCCATCACCATAAACAATTACACTATAAACAACAATTACGCTTCTTACGGTTCTCAAAGCCCTTCCAAGTTTTGGGCCCTAGGATCAAACGACGGTACTTCATGGTACCTTGTAGATTCGAGAACGGGGGTCACGTGGCCTTCTGGTGCGACCCAGACATTTACGACACCGAACGTTCCTCCTCCGTATGCGTGGTATCGTCTGGTTGTGAACCAGATCAACGGCACAGGTGGTCAACTGAACATCACAGAGCTCGTATTCAACACTTCTTCAATTTTCACCGCCAACACCGGCGGAATCTCGGAGCTGCGACTGCTCAGTAATACCCTCGTGTACGAGTACCCCGTGAGCAACCTGGCGGTCGGGGTGACAAGTACGGGTGGTAATCAGTACACGACACTCGTGTCCAATCTGGTCTACGGAAACGGAACCTATGTGTGCAACGCCAGTAGCTACTACACAGCATCAGGACCTCTGTATCCTTATAACGCATTCACCAAGAATGTAGCAACCTCATGGGCCTCAAACGTAAATGCGTACTCTACAACCTCGCCGTACCAGTACACAGCGGGTGTCTATTCTACCACGGCGGTAGGTGGGACAGTATGCAACGGCGAGTGGCTCCAGATTCAGTTGCCTGCACCGATTGTTCTTTCGAGTTACTCGTTGACAGTCAGTTCTTCGAATTATCAATATCAAGGTCCCGGTGCATTCTATATACTCGGATCAAACGACGGAACGACATGGTACCTGCTGGACTATCGATCTGGTATCAACTGGGTACAACCGAATCAACTCCAGACATTCAACGTGTCTGCATCAAACGCATACACAACCTATCGTATGGTGGTCTATGCCCTCGACGGATATCTAAACACCATAGTACAGGTACCGGTCATTGCTGGCTGGCGCCTGTTCACGACCCAGCCCCTTTACGAGTACCCGCCGTCGAGCCTCGCAACGGGCGTCTCGGGGACACAGCCCAGCACTACCGTAGTGACAGGCCAGAACTACGGCAACGGAACATATGTCGCTAATGCGTCATCGGTGACCTCTACGTTTTATGCCTATTACGCATTTGATAAAAATGTATCTACTGGTGAATGGGCTTCAGCAACAGCTTACTCAACGAGTAGTCCATATGGTAACACATCATCAGTTGTTACAACGGACGTTCTAGGAAACGTGTATGGGGGTGAATGGCTTTCATTGCAAAGTACAACTCCATTCGTATTATCGAGTTACGCAATATGGCCGGCAAACACATCGGGAGCCTGGGCAACTGCATCACCCGGTACATTCTATGTACTGGGGTCTAATGATGGAACAAACTGGTACGTGTTAGATTCAAGATCAGGTATATCTTGGCCTACTTATTCCCCCCAGACATTTATGCTCTCGAGTGTCCCGTCTGCATACTCCAACTATCGTCTAGTAACGAAACTTCTCAGTGGCAATTACGGAATCTTGTGCGTTGTTGAGTGGCGCCTTTACACTTCGCTTCCTCTCGTCGGCCCACCTCTTCCGCTCACGACCGTGTACCCCTTGGACTCGCTTTCCTCAACAGCCTTGTCCAGTGCCAACGGACTCTTCTCGACCAAACGACTACTCTCAAAATACCAGGGGCCAGTGGTGAACCTGAGGAGGAGCACCGACTCCGCGACTCTCGATTTCTTTGCAGATGCCCTCGGAAACCTTTTTAATGGCCGCCAGACCGTCCAGGGGTGGCTCGCGGGTGCGACCGCCTATGTCACCACTTGGTACGACCAGTCCGGCCAAGGGAACCACGCGACGCAGGCGACGACATCACTCCAACCAACTTACAACTCGAACACTAGAGCAGTAGTACTAAATTCAACGTATTTTCAGCTTCCAAGTCTTCCGAGTGGAAATAGTCCTTACACTTATACTATCAAAGTTTCGAATGTTGCATTTGTGTCTTCTTATTCCATTTATGTCACAGGTGGAAACTATGTTGCAAATCAAAATATAGAATTGTTTTCGACTCCCACTAATGTTATACATTCATGGTTTTCTAGCGACATGACAACCGCCACAACGGCTACAACAAATCAATTTTTTACATTTTCCTATGACCAAACGAACAGATACACGTTTCTCAATGGATCACTTCAGACCACACTGGCTTCATCATCGCATGCACAGGTAAATAGCAACAATTATATAGGATACGATTCTCGTGGGTACTACTCGGCCAGTTCACTCACATCAATATCCATATTAAGTAGTAATGTTTCAACTTCCGATCGACTCATTGTCGAGGCCCAGCCGTGAGGGGTGAAAAGGATTTTCACCCGACCCCGGCGCGGGTTCCTAGGTGAGTTAAACTCTGCTCTACAAATAAAGAAATGCCGGAGTGTGGGGCACCTCGAGCGTTCGGCCGAGGTGCGTGCAGGAACGCAGTGGCTGACG